CTACGGGAGGGCCGTCAATAGCCCCGTCAACCTGGCGCCGGCTGCTTCACCCATTCCGGGCATGAGGTGCTGATACACGTTCACGGTGATGGTCGGGGAGGAGTGCCCGAGCAGTTCGGCCACCACCTTCGGCGCCTCGCCAGCAGCCAGCATCAGTGATGCAGCGGTGTGCCGAGTGTCGTGCAGTCGGATGATACGAAGGCCGGCTGTCTTCGACAGCATGGCGAACTGACGACTGAGCGTCTCCGGACGGTACGGGTGGCCGATCTCATCGACGAAAAGGTAGTCGGTGTCCTCCCAAGCCTCGCCCGCTGCGAGCCGCTCCGCTGCTTGTCGAGCCCAGTGGGACTTCAGCTCGTTGACGAGCCGGTCGTCCAGCGGGATGGCCCGCCGGCCCGCTGCCGTCTTGGGGGTCGAAGCGGTTGCCCTGGCTGAGACCACCACCCGAGTCTCGACCACCCGGAGGACGCCAGCCTCGAGGTCGACGTTGGACCATTTGAGACCGGACACCTCGCCGCGGCGCAGACCGCGACTTAGGAGAAGCCACCAGGCGGCCCGCAGACGATCGTTCGAAACCGAACCGAGGAACTTGCTTGCCTCGTCCGCAGTCCAAGCGCCGGTTGCTGCAGCGGACGCCTGAGCCTTCGGTCGTTTGAATCCAGCGAGCGGATCCCTGGAGACGAGCCCCGTCTCGAACGCCCACCGCGTCGATGCCTTGAGGCACTGAACGGCAAGCTGCACTGATCGGGCCGACAGTGCGCCCCGGCCAAGGGCACTGCCAGTGGGGGAGCGGAGGGTCTCCACGAGCTGAGCGGCCCGGGAGGCGTTGAGCTGGTCCACTCGCAAGCCACCGATGTGGGGCTCGAGCCATCCGTCCACGACGTTGCGGTACATGCCAAGGGTGGAGGGCCGGATTCCTTCGGACGCCTTCGCCGCCATCCATTCGGTGAGCAGTTCCTTCACTGTCATCTTCCGGTCCGGTCGGCCGGCTCCCTGGTCGACCAACGGCAGGATCGGATTGAGGTACTTCTGGGCTGCGCCTTGGGTCCGGAACCCACCCTTGGTGTGTTGGACGCGCTTACCGGTGCCCGGGTCGATGGTTGACCAGTAGGCGGTGAACGTCGTTCCTCGCTGACGGACTGAACCTCTCATGATTCTTCCTCCTTGTCATAGCCCCGCTCCTTTGCAAGGGCGATGTAACGACTGGCGGTCCGCTCGGACACGTTCAGCTCTGTACGGACCTGCTGGCGGAAGTCGTAGTCATTCGCTGCCACGATTCGCCCCACCTTTCGGAGATCCTTTTCACTGACTGGACGACCACGCCTGCTCCCGGCTGCGCCTCGCCGGGCGGCCTCAGCTTCCTCAGGTGTGAGGAACTCATGCGGCCGGCCGGCCATCCTGGCTTGATCCCATCGGAACAAGGCAAGCGTTCCAGGTCCTGCGTTTTCGATTACCTGATCGATGATGTGGCCCACCGGAATCTCATGAACCATCGATCCCGTCACCCCTGCATTGTCTTCGCCGTCGGGAATGATCTTGAGATCAAAGACAATTGGTCGGCCGTTCTTGGCGCCCAGGGTCATCTCGAGGAGTGGTCCATCGGCGTAGCGTCCGGCCACCTCGACCTTGGCTGGGAAGAGGGTCCCGTTTTCAAGCTCCACTAGTGGAAGCTCCTCGTCTGCTTGCAATCGCCAGACCATATTGAGTCGACCAGGTTCGAACTTTCGCGGGGCCATCTCCCCATGGTGCCATACCTGCCGAAGGTTGGCAAGGGTATGGCCCATACACGGCATGAGGTTGGCGCTACATTCGATGGAATGAGCAATGAGGCCCTCGAAATCGCCAAAGACCGCGAACTGATTCTCAGCGGCCGAGGGCAGGTCATCCGTGAGGCTGCCCGAGTTTCACGCTCCGAAGCGGCGAAGGAAATCGGGGTCGATGTGGCATCCATATGGCGTTGGGAGACTGGCCGACGCACTCCTCGAGGTGAATGTGCCCGTCGATATGCCCAGCTCTTGAAGCAGCTCGCAAAGGTGGCGTCGATCGATGGATGATGCCTCCGGCCGTCGCACCTACAACGCCCGGGAATTTGCCGCTCTACTGGGTGTAAGTCCCTCAACCCTCTACCAATCGGTGAAGGACGGGACCTGCCCAGTTGACCCCATCCACGTTGGGTCACGGCTTGTGTGGTCGAAGGCAGCCGCAAACTCGCTGCTCGGAGTCGAGGTGCAGCCGTGACGACGGCCGCTAGAGGTGATTGGGTCGACCGGTACCTAATTCGAGCAGATCCGATCCCCCTTTCGGATTCGGTCCTCGAGCTGCTTCTGTCCTCGTGCAGCGTGGATCAACTCCGCCACATCCTGGCCGTGATGGTGGAACGCGACAGGGTCCCGATAGGGATCGCTGTTGAGCTGGCCAACGAGTTGGCGGAGATCCTGTCCTCTGATCCCCTCGAAACCGAATTTGGCACCATCTACAACCGACCGACCGTCGGCTGGTTCCGTCGCCGGAATGAGCGAATCGCAGAAGCTCGCCGTCAGGCCGTCGCATGACGACACTGGACGAAGCACCACCATGGGAGCCACCCGAAGCACGTGGCGGCGCAACCGATGTCCAGATCGTGCTCGAGGTCAATCGGAATCGTGGCGTCAGTGGGGGAGCAGTCCTCGATGCTCCAGAGGAAGTCGAATCGGTTTGGGGCGCCGGCCAGAGATGCCTGTGGGCCAAAGGCGAACCGCTCATCGTCTGCGGGCCCGAAGGTGTCGGGAAGACGACGCTGGCTCAACAACTAGTTCTGCACCTGACAGGGACGCTGTCAGGTGGTTTCCTTGGATTACCTGTCCAGGTGACGGGCAAAGTCCTCTATCTGGCTTGCGATCGCCCCAGCCAGGCGATGCGGTCGTTTCGCCGAATGGTCACAGAGTCTGATCGGCAGAACCTGGATGAACGCCTGACGATCTGGCGAGGACCGCTGCCATTCGATCTGGCCAAGAATCCGACCGGGCTGGTGACCCTCGCCCACTACTTCGGCGTGGACAAGGTGGTGGTCGACAGCCTGAAGGACGTCGCTGCCGACCTGAGCAAAGAGGAAGCCGGACTCGGGCTCAACATGGCCTTCCAGCATGCGGTCGCCGAGGGAATCGAGTGTGCGGGACTCCACCACCAGCGCAAACAGCAAAGCGGGGCCGGTAAGCCTAATCATCTAGCTGATGTTTATGGTTCTAGATGGATCACCGCAGGTGCTGGATCTGTCGTGATGATGTGGGGAGAGGCCGGCGACCTGATCGTGGACTTCGACCATCTGAAGCAACCGGCCGAGACCGTTGGTCCGCTGAAGGTGATCCATGACCATCTCAATGGGATCTCAACGATCGCCGAGTCGGTTGACGCCTGGACAGTCGTCAGGAATGCCACCAAGGGCGTTACAGCCACCGGGGCGGCGATGGTCCTGTATTCCGAACCAGCGCCGACACGGAACTCCATCGAGAAGGCGCGGCGCCAACTCGAGCGCCTGACACGCGAGGGCAAGGTGCACCGTCGAGACGGTGCCAAGGGTGGACGAAACGGAGAGAACGCTGCCATGTACTTCCCGCTTTCGGTGATCGATGGAGGCCAGCAGTGAGCGCCGAGACCAATCACGGACTCAATCACGGCAATCACGCACCAATCATGCGGTCAATCACGACAATCACACCAGACCCAAAATCCCTGGCCAGACAATCACGGACTCAATCACGGCAATACACGTTTCAATCACGGATTGCGGGTTCCTTTAGGAACCCACGCAATCCCAACTGTGAGGTTGCGTCGTGGGCTCGTTAGACGACCTCTTCGAGCAGATCGAAGACCAACCGATCCCGGGTGGCTGCGAGCGATGCGATGCCTACCAGACCGTCTCGACGGTGGCACCTGGTGTCCACGTGATGAACGTCCATCACGACGAGTGGTGCCCATTTCTGCGGTCGATGGAAGCGGAGACGAACTGATGGCCTCGCCACAGGCCCGCAAGGGTTCGACCTTCGAGCGCTCTGTTGCTACGTACCTCCGTGAGAACGGACATCGCCACTGCGAGCGTGCCTACGGTGCGGGACGGCCGGCCGATGTTGGCGACCTCAACGGCATTGTGGGCTGGACGCTCGAGTGCAAGAACCACCGGAGCATCGACCTAGCGGGCTGGATTGATGAGGCGGAGGCCGAGCGTGCGAACGGGAAACGTGGCTTCGCTGCGGTCATCGCCAAGCGACGAGGCAAGGCCACTGCCCAGAGCTACGTCGTGATGTCCCTGGCCACCTTCGCCAGGGTGCTGGCTGAGGGGGACGAGTCGTGAACGACTCCATAACCGCAGGTCAGGGTACCGGGGGTGGGGGGAAGTGAACTGGGGGCTCGAAATCCCTATGACCCGCATCCACGTGCGTGAACGCCGCTCAGTTTCCAAAAATTCCGAGGGGGGGTCCTGATGGGCACTCGAGGCCCACTCCCGGATCCGCAACGTCGGAAACGCATCGGGACGGCGCGCAATTCGGCCCTCCCTGTTGAGGTCATTCCGCCATCCGACCCTCCGCTGCCCGTTCGGCCGCCTGCTGGCCTGGGGGAGGCCGGCAAAGCCGTCTGGGCGTCCTTGCGTTGCCTGGAGTGGGTCCAACCGTCCGACCGTGCTGGGGTGGTCCGCCTCTGCGAACTGGAGGACGAGAGAGCGACTCTCCGGGCAGCGCTGGACGAGTACGGACCGGTGTTGAGCAAGCCAGTGACAACGGCACGAGGTGACCTCGTCGGCACCGAGCTGTATGCGAACCCCGCGATTCGTGAACTGCGCCGGCTGGATGCCCAGATCCTCGAGTTACTGAAGGCGTTCGGGCTCACTCCGATGTCCCGAGCCAGGCTCGGACTGGCCGTGATTGCGGCCAAAAAGGACGGAGTTCTGACCCAGTTGATCATGGCCCAATATCGCGAAGCCGCCGCCGCCGCCATCGAGGTGGCCGCAGATGACTGATCGGATCCCCCAACCGTCCGTGCGGCTGATCGAGTTGGGCGCAGCGCTGACGATGATTCCGAAGGCTCGCCGACGGCACCTGCAGGTCACCCTCGAGCGCTTTGCCGATGACCACGGCTGGGACGAGGAGATCCGCGGGTTCTGCCTGCTCTTCGCCGGCTTCCTTTCCGACCACGACGCCGGAACGTCGCTTCGTAGGGCCCTCGACACCCTGGACGGGTTCGACGTCACGGATGGGTCCCTGGCCCGGTTGGTCCGGGAGACAAGAGAATGACCGACTCCGGCTGGATCAACGGCCTCTACGTCGACCCCGACACTCTGGCCACAGAGATCGCCCTGCCGCTCCTTCGGGGAATGGACCTGATCGGGTCCGAGTTGCGGCGCGACGGCATCGCTTGGTCGCCGGACGCTGAGCGGGTGCGCCTGCTTGCGGAGGCGGCGCTGAAGCGGCACCAGTCCAGAAACGTTGTCGCGGACGTTGTCAGTCCTATCGCCGAGGCGTTGTCATCCTCCAGCATGGAAGGAGAGTCACGCAGGACAGTGACCCCGACCGAGGTCGCCCGGCGTTTTGGCCTAGAGCGGCAAGGCGTCCTCAGTCGGCTGAAGCGAGGACGCACGTTGCACGGAGAACAGGACGAGAGGGGTCAGTGGCACGTGGAGATCAGCGAAGTCGAAGCGGCATACGGAAGGAGCTGGGATGACGAGGCTCTCGCCGTCCATCGGGCGATCGAGGCCATCCCGCTGCCCGGTGCCATCATCTCCGTAAACGGCCTGCCCACCCCGACCACCGTTACGAAGGAGGGTCCATGATGGCCAAGTTCAAATTGACCGATAGCGAGCGCCTCGACCGGCTCGAGGAAGCTCTCGTCCAGCTCGCCGACGACGTCGGGCACGTGAGCATGAACCAGCGGGCGACGCGGCGGGAGGTCATTGTGCAGATCCGTTCGGAGCATGAGGCGGCGGAGACGGCGGCTTCGTGACCGTGGTTGAGGACTCAGACCTGACCTTCGCGCGCCGCCTGGAGGCGCTTGAGAACGCCAAAATTGCCCCGCCGTCCCTGGTGGAGACCTTCAACGCCCTTCCGCCGCCACCACCTCTGGAGACCTCAGGGTGGAAGGCGGAAAAGCGAAAGCACGATGAACGAAAGGCCGCCGAGACCCTGGCGGCCGCACTGGCCGAGCAACGGCGCCTGGCCGAGGAGCGCCACCTGGCCGATGAGGAGGCTGACCGGATCTGGCATCAAAACGCCCCCCGGCGCCAGGCTGCTCTGGACGCTCTCCCTGCCTTGGAGGCCGAGTACGCCGTCGTCGGCGCGGAGTACGACGAGCTGGAGCGGAGGCTCCGCGAGCTCCGGAAGCAGGCATCGGAGTAATGACCGCACGACAAAAGCTGACCCGCATCAACGACGAGTTGGCGGACTTCGCTGAAGGCATCCTGGACCGTGCGGAGGCCCGCAAAGCACAGACGATGACGCCGACCGAAACTGCCACGTTTTCCGTCATCCTCGACACGCTCCGCAATCTCAACGAGGTCATCGACGACCTGCCCGCGCCGCGGTACCCGAGCGAAGTCGAGCTCCGTCGGCTCTATCTTCGGGGCGGCAGTCCCTCAGCCCTTATCGCAGCGATCGATCGCGAATATGGCATCCGCTAGCCGCACGCGCACGGCCACGGCCACTCATGAGGCCGGTCACGCCGTTTCCGCGCTCTCCTGCGGGCTCACCGTCGACCAGGTGACCCTGTCGCCGGGGCTGACACGGCTGACGGCTGAACCGGGCCGCCCGATGGACTATATCCGGTTCAAACTGGGAGGCCCCGCTGCTGAGTCCATCGTTCTCGGCGGCGCCTGCGACCCGCTCCTGCTGGACAGCGCCAGGAGCGACCGCGCCGACGCCGACCGGGAGGCGTTCGACCTCACCCACGACCTGACCGAGCTCGATGCCCTGGTGAAGTCGACCTTGGCCGAGGTGACGGAGTTCCTCAATACAAATTGGGTGCAGGTCCAACGCATCGCCCTGGCGCTCATAAGCCGCCGGGGCGTGCTTCACGGCACCGAGCTGGCAGCCCTCGTCACTCTCCACCTACCGAAGGACGTTCCATGCCCTGTGTAACTGGCGAGCCGCTCACCTACGACCAACACCGTGCGGGCGTCTCCTATTTTCGTGACCTGATCTTCTCGGACCAGACTCCGGGAGCGAGGGACCGTCAGGAGCGCCACAACGCCGAGATGCGGGTGATCAACGCCGAGCGCGACGAACGAGCGTGGCGCACCATCCGTGAGGGTGATTTCGAGTACAGAGTGGAACCCTCAACGACCCCAGGATATGGCGGCAACTTTGCGCCACCCGCCTGGCTCAATCAATACTTCGCCACGGGCAAGCGACCGTCCCGTGTCCTCGGTGGTCTGTGTAACCAGGTGCCCCTTCCGGCTGGGGTATCGAGCATCAATCTCCCCATCATCGGACAGGGATCAACCGTCCTACCGATAGCGGAAAACGCCGGGGTGCCCAGCTCTGACATCACCGACACGGCCGGCTCATCGACGGTGGTGACTTTGAGCGGCCAGGTCGACGCCAGCTTGCAAGCGCTGGAGCAAAGCCCGGTGGGCGCACACTTGGACGTCAGTTTCTCCCTGGACCTGGCCGAGGCGGTCGACGCCGACCTCGAGGTACAACTGGTCGCCGGAACCGGCTCGACCCAGAACCAACTCATCGGGGTCACCGCCCTGAGCGGTACCAACTCGATCACCTACACCGACGCAAGCCCGACTGGCTCAGAAATGTACCCGTATTTCGGCCAGGCGGTCGGGCAGTTGGCCGACGGCCGCCGGCAGCCCCCGCAGTGTTGGCTGATGCGCTCGGCCCGCTGGGGTTGGATTGCGACGCAAGAGGACACCGCGGGGCTTCCCTTCGGCCTCAGCCCTAATTTCTTCGGCTCTGACCCGACCATGCCGGATCCGGTTGGCGGCCTACTCGGGTTCCCTGTGTTCCTCGATGAGGCCATCCCCGCCACGTTGGGGGCCGGCCAAGACCAGGACCAGGTCCTACTGCTCAGGCCGAGTGACCTCATCCTTCTCGAAGGACAACCGCAGCTCGTCGTCGACCGCGAGGTGCTATCAGGAGACCTCGGCGTGCGTATCCAGCTTCACAGGTACGCCGCGGCAATCACGAATCGTTACCCGACGGGCATCGCAACGGTCGCAGGGACGGGGTTTGTCGTGAGCGAGAATTTCTGATGACAAGGGTTCTCTGGCCGCGTGGGTCCAGAGAATGTGGCCCGGGAGACGGGGGTCACTGGGTGACCTCGGCCCCTGGGCCATCACGTACGGCCGGCGACCGCGTTTTTTCCCTCCTTTCAAGCGCGGTCGTCGGCCAGCGGGGCGTAACTGACATGACCCTCGGACTCCCCGTGTCCACAGTGCAAGGGCACCGGAGGCCCGGAGAACAACTCGGTCGACGACGAAACGCTCTCATTGAACTGGAAGCTAGCCATCGCTAGGTCGCGCGCGGTGCTCGAGTCGCTGCGCTACCCCCACCGAGCCGGCAGTGATCTTGACCCGGGGGCGAGTGGGTGGTGTCTCCTTTCCCCCACCCCAGTCGACGGTGGGGTGTTTGGTGATGTCAACCCCGTCAGCGCCGCCCCGGAGTCAGCCCTACCGCGAGGAGACCGATGACCAGCATCCCCGTCGCTAGTTGTCAACGTGGTGAGATTTACCACGTCGAAGTGCTGCTCAGATGGACTCTTCAGTCGGGCGGCCCTCCCGACTTGGTGCGCTCCCACCGGTCCCGTGCCATTTGGAAGTCGCCGCCGACCAGGATCATGTCCAGGATCATCGAACTGTGCTGAACAACGGCCAAAGTCTCGGCCTCCATAATCGCCTCGGTGACGGCGTCCTGTAGCTCCTCTACGGCGAAGTCGTCCACGGCCAGCAGCTCGATGAGCCGGTCAAGCTCTCGCCACTTCGGCGGAAGGTTCTCGTCGACAATCATCGGCCCAGCTCCTCGTCCAACGATGGCCATTTCCAGGTGCTTCAATTTCCGCCACGAGCTGCTTCGCCGTCTGCCGTGCGGCTCGGAGGATTTCCCTAGCTGTCCTGCTCCGCCCACGTTGCCTCATGTCGCAACCTTCGCATTCTCGGCCCTTGCCTCGGCCTGCATACCGCCCACGACCCATCCGGCGACGAAGCTCGTATTCCGATCGAGCCGGTGCGCTTCGCGTACACGGCCTTCCCGCTCAAGCTTCCGAGCCATTCGCCGACTTCTGGCAATTGCCTGTCGCAGCTCGGGTGAAAGCAAGTAGTAGTCGCTCATCGATGCTCTCCTTTTGGTTGGTGGTTGGTCACCTCAGAATGCCCCGTGGACCGGGCAAGAATTCCCGACAATTTCGTGGTGGTCGCAGGTGCATGCGCTCTCGTCGACCGGCCGGCGCCGCTTCACAACGTGGACCAAACGGCGCAGGAGCTTCACGTCACCGCCCCCTGCCCTCGAGCGGGAGGCGGTCCACGCAGAGGGCAGGGGGCGAAGGGGTCCAGGCTGTGCCGCACAGCCTGGACGTCGGTGGGGCCGGGTTCTGCACCCAGTAGGGCGATGGCCACCGCCAGTTCGTTCATGTTCGGGTGGTGCTCCTTCCGCCCTTCCGCCTTAACGCTAGGTATAGTTGTACTAGCGTCAGGAAATGTCAAGGGCGAAGGTGAACGCATGGTAAAAACCGTCAAGATGCCCTTCACGCCACGACCTGTGGACCCTCGAGCCGAGGGCGTACTGGCCGAGATCGTCTCCATCACCGAGGCAATGAAAGAAGCCGAGAAGGTGCGGAAGGGCGAGGCGGCCAAGCGGGCCCGGCTGATCTCGCAGGCCCGGAAGTTCGGGGTAAGCCTGGACCGGATCGCCAAGGAGATGGGAGTCACCCGGGAGCGGGTCCGACAGCTCGAGGCGGGGAAGTAGGGCGGTGGAGCTCAACTAGCCTCCGGAGGGGTTGCATTTCGGCAGATTTTCCGTCCTGCAACCCAAACAGGGCATGGCCTAGCGCCGATTGATCGACCGCACGTCCTCGAGATCCTCGACGTGGCCCTCGCAGGAGTAGACCCGGTACCGTTTCGGTCCGATCACGGTGCGGCCCATCCAGCGCACCGGCTCAGGGCAGCCAGTAGGTGAGCCCTTGCGGTAGCCATCGCCCCGGCTCACGAACCGCCAGCAGACTCCGGGATCCACTCTGACTGCGTTGGCGTAGTGGTCCACAGGGCGTGACTACCGGAAGGGCTCTAGTTCAGCTCGCCTCTAAGGCTCTGATTGCGAGCTCGAGGTAACGGGCCAACTCCGGCCCCACGGCCCTTATGCCGAGATCGGGAGTTGATCCATCGACGACCCGGCGTACTTGCCCGAGGACCTCGCGGAGCATGTGGGCCAATTCATTTGCTTCCATGATGTTGATTCTCCAATTGCTCCGCTCACTCTCACTGCTCGGTGGAGCGGACGACCGGCGCAGAAGCAAGCCCGATCCTATGAGCGGGATGTGTCGTGGTCCAGGGGTGGGTCCCATCTAGCATCCGCCCGCCCGTGAGACCCCGGCGGTACCGTCGATGCCGTGCAATCTGCGGTGGTCGAATGGCTAATGCAATCGGACCCGTCTGGCGTCGACCTGCCTGACCTCGCCGACCTCATCGAGCGGCCGGAGTGGTTCCAGCGGGCCGCATGTCGGGGGATGGGGACTGGCTCGTTCTTCCCGACGAGAGGCGGAACCGGCGAAGCCGCTCGGGCCGTCTGTTACACCTGTCCGGTACGGTCGGAATGTCTGGACTACGCCATGAGCGAGGCGGACACTGTCGGGGTGTGGGGCGGTGTCAGCGCTAGGGAGCGGGCTCGGTTGCGACGAGCGGTGGCTTAGGCGGGATCCCGCTTGTCAACGGATTTGTCAACGGAACTGTACGGACTCCCCTCATTTCGCCGGAGTAGAGCAAACGAGTGCTAGCCCGTCACCCGACCTGAGCAGGCCAAACGGAATTACCGGAACAGACCAAACGAGCTTCAGCGGATTGAGGGGCTAGTGCCCGCAAGGGCGTGGGGGTTCAAGTCCCCCCTCCGACACCAACTTTCTCCGACTCCTTCAGCCCGACTTCGGAGAAGAGCACGTTGAGCCGGGGAGCACCGGCCACAGTCACCTCCAGATGGTCGCGGAAGACCGTGACCCACTCGACCAGCTCCTCGACCAGGATCCGGCGCTCCTGGTCGTCTGCGGCCTCCCAGACGACCTCGATGTTCAGATCTCGCAGCATGGCCGCAACGGCCTCGAAACGGTCAGCCAAGGCATTCCGCGTGCTTTCCGCCAGGTTCTGCTCGGCAACCTGATTGCGGACCGCCTCGATGGCGCCAGCAAGGCGCCTCTCCTCTTCCTCGAAGAGGTCGGAGCTGATCCGGTCCTCGTAGTAAAGGCCCAGCAGCTTCCGACGCTGGTCAGAGAGAGACCTCAAGGTGTCGCCGGGTCCGCCGCAGCGTCCTGACGGGCGCTTTGTCCCCCCGATAGCTCCCGTCGGATCGCCTCTTGAAGCTCCTCGCTCTGAGCCAGCAACCGGAGGCCCAGCAGGGCCGCCCTTGCGAGGCCAACGTTCGTACGGGCCGGTTGCTTGCAACCCTCCTCTCTATGTCGACACCGGTAGAGAACCCGGCCCTCGCCGTTCTGATCCACGGACATCCGTCGACCGCACAGACCGCATCGGACTCTTCCCGATAGCACGTCCTTCCCACGCCGGCGCCCCGGAATGTGTCCACGGTTTGCCGCATGCCACTCCGACTCGGAGATGATTGGGTCATGGCGCCCCGCCGACCATTCGCCGTTGTGGAGAACCTCTCCCAGGTAGATGCGTGACGAGAGAATCGTGCGCACGCTCGAGAACTTGATCCCCGTTCGTTCTTCGATTGCCTTGAAGCTCTTCCCATCCGCACGAAGCCGAAAGATCTCCCGAATACGTGGCGCATCCTGGTTCGGAACCAATTCGCCTTCGAAGCGGTCGTAGCCGGTCTTCGGCCGGTTAATCCACCTCCCCTCCCGCACCGCCCGCTCGTTGCCCATCTTCACGTTCTCGGCCAGCTGTTCACGGAAGAACTGGGCGAAGGTCCCGAGGATGTTGTAGAACATGCGGCCCGCCGCAGACGACATGTCCAGATTCTCCGAAACCGAGTGCAAGGCGACCCCGTGCGAGCCGAACTTCTCGGCGAGAAGGATCAAGTCGCCAAGATTCCGAGAAAGCCGGTCCAACCGCCACACCAGCAGATGGGAGACGTGACCGGCCTCCACGGCAGCGAGGACCTGCTGCAGACCGGGCCGCTCCATGTTCTTACCCGAGAGTCCAGGATCGCTGACGACAGCGACCTCCCCCAGGTCACGTGCAACCGAGTAGGCCCGAAGTCGGTCCGGCTGACCTTCGATCGAGAATCCCTCGGCGGCCTGCTCCTCCGTCGATACCCTGCAGTACGCCAGCGTCAGCACCAAGCCCACCTCCCTCCGGGCCTTCATCTTTGTCCACGATCCGGAGTGCCACACGAATCAGCACCTGCGCCACTCGCTCAAGGTCCGGTTCGTTCATACGAGCCGCAGTTCCAGTAACTTGCCTGCCAATCGATCTGGGAACGATCTCTTCGTAGCCCTGCTGTAGAGAGGATCGAGAGAGTCGTCGTACCGGTCAGCTAAGGACCGAACTCGAGGCTCTCGGCATCGCAACCGACTAAGTCTGACCCGGGGCGAGCGGCACTTTACTCCTTTCAGTGCCCAGCCGCGATGGGCGTCGGTGATGTGGCACCGCCCGTCTGCGGCGCCCCGGCGTCAATCTTTCAGCGCGAGGAGGTGCAATGAGCGCACTAGAGACCCGATGGGACGAGTCCACTGGGGCGCCGGGAGATGCGCCGCCGAAGGCGGAACTAGCTGAGGTAGCCCGCAACGGTCACGGGGGTCGCAGAGCCCCCGGCGCAAAGTACCGATGGGGTAGCGGTCGAATCTAACGGCCAGTCCAGCCCAGTGTCCGAAATGCCACTACCGAAAGGGTAGTTCACAGCACTTCCGTTGAGACCTCCCTGAAGTTGGCAAGTTACTTTCTGGTTTGCCATATTTACGCTGGTGACAATAAGAGTTCTTCCGGTCGGTATGTCGGTCAAGGAAGCAGGGATATCAGAACCGAGTACTTGCACGGTGACAGCCCATGGGTTGTCAGCTTCGTACTGCGCTGAGCTCAATCCTTGGGGTCCGGCAGGTCCGGCCGGCCCCGTTGCCCCAGTGGGTCCGATAGGGCCCTGTGCCCCCGTCTCCCCAGCCGAATTCCATGAAATATGAGTTGCTGATCCCGTGCACTTCGGCGCCGTAGTGCCGACCTGGAACAGCCTCCCCGATTTCAAGCAGGCGTAGTACGTGCTGCTTGGCCCACTTGCTCCCGCCGACACAGCCATGGTGACACCTGTAGCGAGAGTGGCTCCGACCACGACAGCACAGACGAGCATCATGAACGGCTTCGGAATCCTCATTAGGCTCTCCTTTCAGAAACGGGCAGTTCCCGCCGACGGCCAGAGCCTTCCACTCGACGAGGGCGACCGCCATCGTCATCACTAAGCGTGCTGGGACGCGAAAAAGTCCCGAGCCGTAGCCCGGGGCCAATCGCGGGGTGGACGCACTCCAGCAATGAGTACGTTCATCAGAGATCTACCCGTAGGTTGCCAGGCCAAACTCAGATGCGACCCCGTCCGACCTGCAAAACGGTTGCAGATGACGGTCAGAGAGCGGACCTGTAGCATTCGCAGACGGTGGCGAAGCTCGGGCGGTTTGGCAAGGCGGACGATTCATCTGAAGAGATAACTCCGGCCCCACCGCGAGTCTTTGTCAGCTATCGGCGTGATGACTCATCGGGCTACGCCGGAAGACTCTATGCCGACCTCTCTCAGCAGTTGGGTGAGGACAACGTCTTTATCGACATCGACTCACTGGTACCTGGTGCGGATTTCATAGACGCGATCGAGGACACTCTCGCCGCGTGCGACTTGGTGCTCGTGGTCATAGGCCGATCATGGCTGACCATGACAGACGCGCACGGGAGGCGGAGGCTGGACAATGACAATGACTTTGTCTGCATGGAGGTTGGCGAAGCTCTTGAGCGATCCATCGGAGTTATCCCGGTTCTAGTCGGTGGGGCGGTCATGCCTGACCCAGAAGAGCTACCGGAGAAATTGGCCCGACTGGCAAGGCGCCACGCTATGGACTTGTCAGATCGGAGGTGGCCCGCCGACGTCCATGAGTTGTTGCTGGCAATTCACAAGGCGAAGGATCAGGGGGCTCTCAGACAAAGAGATGTGGACCGAATCGTCAAAGGATCAACGACCGCGCGAGAAGTGTCCCCGTCACCTCCCAAGGAAGATGTTCCTAAAGCCCAGACGGTCGCGACGGGCACAAAGGGTGCTTTACCAGACGCTGAGAGTTCTGAGCGGAAACCTGAAGAACCTGTGACAGAGCCACCGGTCCAGCATGCTCCACCGCCCGAGATGGCAAGTTCGACCATCGCCGATTCGCGTCCGCCGAAAGAGCACACTCATAAATCGACGCAGCCTAAGCAACAAAGACGCTGGCCCAAGTGGATATTGGCAGCGAGGCACCATCCATGGCGCGTTCTCGGTGTCGCAGTATTGGTGGCTGCGGGGATTTTTTCGGTACACGCAGTCATAGGAACCAAGAGCGCGCCACTGACAGTGAGCACGGTTGAGGCATATTGCGTATCGAGCGATGAAGGGATGTATGCGACTGGTGGGATAACTTTTGACTTGGGCGGTCACAGCCTGAACACGGCCTGTGGGATGGTTGCCAATTGTTACGTTAAGCACCTGACAGGGTTCTCTGCGGTCCAGTGGATGACCGCCGTAAAGGAGGGCCTCGGCGGCGCACCCAATTCGATCAATTCGGCTGACAACGAATGTCAGAAGCTGTTACCGAGTATCCACGATCTCGTTGACAACACGAACCCAGGAGGACAAACCAACCCCGGTGGATAGTCGCACTCACTTCCGCTTCCAAATCTCTGCTTCAGTTGGATTCGTGAACTCCACAGCAAGAAATGCCCGTCGTCAGACGACCTAGACGTCGCGGACGTGGCATCTGCGTTCGAACGATGGGAGTCCGAGGTCTGGTCGATCCTCACGCCTCTGATGGCTGCTCTGAATGTCGCCGACAGAGTGACCCGGCCATCAGCGACCAGTTCCGGGCCCTGTCGCAGGACGCTTCCATGTGGATCTCGGAGAATCCGTGTTCTGTAACCGACCTCGCCGTCTCGTTCACCACGCTGGTCCAATCGTACGGAACTGCGGCTGACTCACTCGAGGCAGAGGCGAATGGGGCCGACTGGCCGGCCATCAATCGCGAGTTCGCCGGACTTCACGACGTTCTCGAGGGCGCTGAAACCCTCTCGCCGATGAGCGACCAAGCGGGGCGGCAAGCAGCACCCGACCCCGACGCCTACCGTTTCAGAGGCCCCTTATCTGGGCATAGTCAACCATGTCGGGTCCGTGGGGAAAGTTGGGGTTTCAGGAGGGGACCCGGCGAACCTGGATGCCGCCGGTGACTCGTTGTCTATCGGTTCGGTGGAATTCCCTGGCGCCGAGCGACCGGCTGCGCGGCTCACGAACCGCCAGCAGACGCCCGGATCCACCCTGGCGGCATTGGCGTAGTAGTCCACGAGGTCACGGTAGGACGGGGGAGTGACGGACGTCGGCCCAGCAGTTCGACCAGGACTAGGCCATAATGGTGGTCATGGCTAGGAGGATAGCGATCGCAGCGGTCGTTGTGGCTGGGTTCATCTTTGCGAGTTGCTCGTCCAGCAGTCTCACCTCTGCGCAGCAGCAGTACGTGACGGAGCTACGTGGAGGACCGGTCCGGATTCCCAGCCAAACTACTTCCGATCAGACGTTGGTGAATGCTGGGAAGACCATTTGCGCCGACGTCGGAAATGGGCTGACGGAGTCCGAGGTGGCATCAAGATTCGGGCTGAATCTCTACAGTGATGCAAGCATCAATGCCGTGATCGAAGCCGCCGTCGACCACTTGTGTCCGAGGTTCAAGGGCCAACTGCCGAAGTTGTAAGAAGCGTCGACCCGGGCGGCTTTGGGCGTAGTGCTCCGAAGCCCCACGGTAGGGCGGGGGAGTGACGGGCAGGGCTACCGTTGAGGCCATTCGGAGCGGAGGAAGGCTCCATGGCTGCCGTCATCTTCGCCCTACCCTGGCTCGGCTCCGTCCTCTGGTTGGCCCGGGATCATCGGGTCACGGCTGAACGGTACGGCGACGACTTCATAGGGCCCACCAACACGCATTGGGTCTTCGGGTCGCTGTTCCGGTGGCCTGTTTTCTTTCCCTGGTACCTCGTGATGAGGCATCGCCAGCGCCAGTCGCGACCGGGCCCCGCAGCGCCGCCGCAGGATTACTCAGACGAGGACGGGGTGCCCTGGCACCGTTCTCCGGACGGCTGGTGGTTCTACTGGGACGTGGCAACAGGGTGGACGAAGGCTCCGTGGGTGACCGATGCCGAGGAGTCGGACTAGGCAGCCCACTCGGTGCGCCAGACAGCGCCGTGTGCATATGTTTGTGATCCCCGCTCCGACATACTCTGTCGCACACGCGAAGGCGGGCGACACTTCAGCCACCACTCTGCGATCGGCTGGGTGATACGTCACCGTGATTCCTAGTTCGGAGTACACGGCCGCCTTGTCCTCCGGGTCCGCTTCCTCGAACAGGCAATGGCGGAAGCACCGCCGCACATGCGGGGCCAGGTTGGCCATGGCGGCTTATCAGGGCCTCCGCTGCCAAGAGATCGCCGGATTCGACCGGGAGGACGTGCTGGGCACCCGCGAGCAACCGGTCATTGTCGTGGTCCACGGCAAGTGCGGCTACCAGCGCATCATCGCCCTGCACCCCGAAGTGCTCTCGGCTCTCCGGTGCCTACCGATGCCGCGCTCCGGGCCTCTCTTCTCTCGACCTCGCGGCGGGCGATACCCGGCAGCCCAACTCTCCTACGGGGTCAATCAATGGCTGCACGGCATCGGCATCGAGGCCACGGCCCACCAGCTCCGGCACTGGTTCGGGACAGGGATCTATGCCCAGACGCATGACATCCGGCTCACTCAGGAGTTGCTCGGCCATCAGTCTCCGGACACCACGGCCATCTACGTGGCGTGGGCGGCAGTCGACGCTGCACCGGCAGTTGCGGCACTCAAGATCGGCGCGACGGGGAGGCTCAAGTGACTGCCAGCATCAAGACAGTCACTCCTAGTGAGCCCAAAGTGTCGCCAGTGGACAGGCCATCTCGACCTGGCTACTTTCTGGCGTAGGAGCAATTGCAGGCTGTCTGGGTCTGTGACCCAGGGCGGTAGGCGGGTCAGGTCAGGAATCACCTTTCAAGGCCCCGGTCCACCTGTCTAGCGAATGGTGACACTGGGTTCCAGTTGGCAGGCAGCCATGAGATCAGGAGGCAACGTCATGAAAATTGGTCAACGTCAAGTTTCCAGGGTCCTTGTCGCGTGTGGCATTGCGGTGATGGCTTCGGCGGCAGCCCTTGCTTCGCCGGCACTCGCTTCAGCTTCACCCAGCAGCGGCATAGAACACTTCCGTATCGTCTCCGTCAACAACCAACCCGGATCCATCATCGCCAAAGGTGTGTTCAATGCCGGGGGGACGGACTTTCCCGGAAAAAGTAGCGATTTAGCATCGTTCCCCGGGGGGGCCTTCACCATCCACCACCCGGGAGGGTCCTTCACATTTTCGGTGAATCCCAAGACGTGTCTCGCCCGCGAGACCGGATCAGGCGACTTCTCGCTCAACCGAGGGTACGGCGTTTACGCCGGCATCAAGGGTGGCGGCACCTATGTGTTCAAGGGTGAAGCCACCTACCCTCGCCTCCCGAACGGCACGTGCGACCTGTCGAGATCGGCGCAGCCCACCAGCCAGCAGGAAGTGATCACTGCCAGCGGGTCGGTGTCATTCAACTAA